ATTGATATAATGAGGTATAATTGTAATAACTAAACATTCAATGGCTGCAAATGTGGCAAATAAATTAATATTAGCTTTACACGACCTTTAAAATCCCGCAGGTAGTAAAATAATTCTTGACAAGATGTAAAGTAAATGGTATAGTAGTATTAAGTTAAATAAAATAAATTATTAAGGAGTGTAGAAAATGATTAAAGCAGACGAGATTAATAGAAAACACGTAGCTCTAAATAAATGGGCTTTCGTAGATGATTATTATTTCATGGGTGAAATTTTGTATAACAAAGGCATTTATAAAGATGTGTCAGAATGTAACGCAGGTTGGTTTAAACAAATAGGAAGTTTAATATGATATTCACTCAACTACTAATTAAAACATGGTGGTTATGGCTACCACCTATAATAGCATTGATAATATTTGGAATAATGGAATGGAGGGAAGAAAGGTGAATTATGTATATGTAGTTATAGTTTGTTTTCAAGGTGAGTTTGATGGTTTTGTATCACAAATAAATTATGAAAGACCTTTATGGGATACAGGGACTCCCAAGACATGGAAGAAAAAGAGTTCTGCTAAAAAATGTGCGGACACAATAATGTCATGGGGAAACATAGTTAACTGCAAGGTAGTGGAAATAAATTACTAATGGAGTATAAAATGAAAATAAAATGTATAAGCAATAAAGACGGGAGTTTTACTAAAAACAAGATATATAAAGTTCGTTGGAACTCTGTGCGTATAAGGGATAACGGTATAGGTGATGTAAAAATATATGATGACGATGGGGATCCTTATACTATCAGCTACAGAGATTTGCCTAACCATAAATTTGAAGAATATAAAGATTAGGAGGTATTAGAAAAATGAATGGTAAAACAGTTTAGAGAACGACAATTTATAAAAATATAAAATATAGAGGGAAATTAATCCCTCTTTTTTATTTTGCTAATTCTGATATATCACTATCCATTTTAATTGTAATATCTTGAACAGACTCATTACTCTTATCGCTTCTATTATAATATGCTCCAAGTTGGAATCTTGCCCCGGTACTTGATTTGCTATCTAATGAAGCCTCTTGTAGATAAGCCTCTATTATATCCTTAAACCATTCATGAACATTTTGTAGATCAGTATCCTTCTTTAGCTGCTTATAAAAATGATAACTTGATATATCTATTCTATTTAACACATCTAATACCTTAGGCTGTATTGCATATTTATACACTTCAATCTCTTTACCTTTAAGGTTTTTAACAATCTCACCAGCACTATTTCTTAAAGACTCTTTATAAGTTATACCTTCAAGATAATCTTCTATTTCTTTTTTATAAGTCATGTGATTAACTATTGTACGCATTTATACACCTCCTATCATATTAAGCCCATATTTAACTTCTAACACATTTTATACTATAACCATAGTGCAAGTCGTTTAATCTATAAACTTTGCTTATATCGTGTCCTCGTGGCTCTCATCTATATATTAAGACTACACATCCATGGAATATATAAATTAATCAAGTAATTACGTATAATTGATAATCGTTATCAAACCGCAACGCTTATAACTTCAAATACGTATCCAGTATGACTAACGCATTAGTCTGTCAAATGATTTATCCATATATTCTACTGTGCATTTATTTATAGCTTTACTACCATACTTATCTACCATTAAATCAAAAAACTTATCTGTGTATTCAATCAATTCAACTGTATCTAATTCCTTTATCGTTTCATTATTAAAGGATGTTCGCTTAGTTTTTCTATACATTCTGTCAAACTTCAAAGTATATACTGTTTTAAAAACATCTATTTGAGTATCGTCATCCCTAATAAGCGTAAGAATACTGTTACTATTAATACTGTTACTTTTAAAGATGATACTATTAGTTTCCATACTATCCGTTTCCGTAAAAGCCGTTTCCGTAAAATTAGGAATAGGGAATATTACGATTTCGTAAATATTGTTAGCAAACTTCTTATTCTCATCAAGATTTTTCTTCTTCCTTATATAATCTTTTTTAATCAAGTTCTTTAAATGCCTATAAAAAGTATCTTTATGTATATTCAAGTCGCCACAAATTCTACTAACAGATGGATATGCCTCTGTACTATTACCTGCGTATGAACATAACAAAGCATAAAGAGCCTTGTCTGTTGTATCTAAGTCTTTATCGATCATAACAAGTTTAGGTATCATCCCATATCCCTTCTCAAAAATACTTCCTTCTTCTAATTTAATAACTGTTCTTTTTTCTTGCATATTAAATCCTCCTCAAAATTAGTAAGTGGTAATCCCTACTTGCCACTCTTCATGAGGAGTAACGAATAAGGTTTTCAGGAAACAGGAGCTACCTGCTGTCCCACTTGAAATACATTTATTAACTATTTGATTATATCATTATATCCTTTAGTTAGCAACTCGTCAAGTCGATGGTAGTCAGTTACATTTGTTGCAACAGTAATCTCATCATCATTATAACAGATGACAACACATTCTCCATCAATTCCAAATTGATCTAACTGTAAGATTAAGTCTTTCAATTCCATATCTCTCTTCCTTCTAAAATTTAATTGGCGGTTTTTGGTAGGCTACCGCAAAACCTCTACATAAACTTAACGCCATTCACTCATGCTTCAACAGCCATTTTGAGCCCAGCCTTTTATTAGTCGCATACTGGGGAGCGACACATATTAAACCTTCCACTTTTGCTTTCGCAGGGTAGGAACTCTCCCACTGAACCCGACCTTCAAACCTTTAACTGAACACCAATTCGGGATGTTGCACTCGCCAGTGCGTGTTTTTATAGACTACCTCTCTTGCTAGAAAGCATTTATAAGCCAAAGGGGCGTTAATTATAGTTGGAGCTGGTAGTAGGACTTGAACCCACAACTCACTGCTTACAAGGCAGTCGCTCTACCATTGAACTATACCAGCTTATTACTTTATACCTTATTATACCACACTTTCCAAAATTACTAAACACTTTTTAAAATAATTATAAAAAACATTTGACAAGTGTAAAGTAAAGTGGTATTATATAGACAAGTTAATAAATGAAAGGAGGAAATGAGTTGGGCAAGATGGGTAACAAAGAAGAGAGAAGTAAATACGATTACTATGTAACACCGCAAGAAGATGTCAGGGCATTTATAGAGGCCTTCACTGAAGACCATGGAGATGTATTTACTGGAAGGCTAATATTAGACCCATGTGCAGGGGGAGATGAAGACCACGAAATGACCTACCCAGTAGTTATAGAAGATATGTTTAACCAAGATACCGTAACTATGGATATTAGGGAAGATAGCAAGGCAGACCTTAAGGAAGACTTTCTTGATTACGACTTTGGAGACCTAAGACCAGATGTGGTTATAACCAACCCGCCCTTTAATAGGGCTATGGAATTTATAGAAAAGTCTATAGGGTGTTCGGATAAGTATGTAATAATGTTGCTTAGGTTGAGCTTCTTAGAGAGCAAGAAGAGATACGACTTCTTCCAGGATAATATGCCAACACATATTTACGTTCATCATAAAAGAATAAGTTTTACAGATGATGGCAAGACAGATAGTGCAGCATACGCACATTTCGTTTGGCAAATAGGTAACAACCCAAAGTTTGCTAAAACTAAAATTATATAGAAAGGAGGAAATATATGAAGTTGCACAATTATACACCACATAAAATTAGAATATTTAAGCAAGATGGTAGTTTTACAGAGTTTGAATCAACTGGTGTAGCCAGAGTAAGAACACATGAAAAAGATAGCAAAACTAAACATGGTATACAATTTTGCGAAGTAACAAAGGAAGAAGTTGACGGACTGCCAGAGCCTAAGAAAAATCATTATTACATAGTATCATCAATGGTACAAATGGCATCAGATAGAACAGACTTATTATCACCTACTGACTTTGTTAGAAATCATAATGGTGTTAGGACTGGTTGTAGAAGATTAAGAGAAAGGAGATAAGTTATGGTAGTAAATGAAGATGGTTTAGTTATTTTATCAATAGAAGAATATGAAGATTTAATAATACAAATAGAAGAATTGAAAGAAGAACTTGATTTCATGTATTTAATGGGAAGGGAGGAATAAAATGAACATAAAGCTAGTTAAAGATATAATTAAAAAATGGAGTGAAAATAGTGAAAAACACCTTGATGAAGCAGACAATGATCACGAGAGAGATGTTGAAAAATATCCTATATACCAACCGTTAAGTTGGAAGCAGGGTTACTACAAAGGGTTAATGGAAGCATATGAAGATTGTTTAAAATTAATTAAGGAGGAAGAATAATGAAGAAAGTAGAATTTAAAGATAGACCTACTTGTTCTTGTGGGGCAAAGATGAAATTGATTAGATTTGCTGGATATTATGATGAGTTTAACTACTGGAGGTGCGATAACTGCACATTAAATAGAGATATGCAAGATGAAGAATGGGCAAATGAAGAAGATAAAATAAAAGTAGACTCCGAACATAACGGGGCATATTCATACTAAAGGAGGAAAAATAATGAAAATTAATGTAGTTGCATTTGAAGAAATCGCAGAAGAAAGAGATTTAGACATAGTAAACGGGTTAAACACATTTATAGTTCAATCAAAGGAGGATAGTAGATGGAGTTGTTTCATAGATTTAAAAACAAAAGAGTTTGAATTAAACTTCTTACAAGAAGATGTAACAGAGAATGACGAAAGAACTATTGATGAGTGTTTACCTAAAGATTTAGAGAATTTTTATACACATTTAGTATTAAAGAGTTTAACTGATAGAGTGAGAGGAGTGGATTTTTAATGTTGAACACACACGAAACAATGAAAAACTTTGAAGCACAAGACGCACGTATTAGTCAAATATTAATGTATAACAATGTACTGAAAGCACATTTAGCAGAACAATTAAAGGAGGAAACAAATGAAGATTAATGAGAAACTAATGAACATACAGGCGAACTTAAAAGCACCTAAAAATCAATACAATGCTTTTGGTAAATATAAATACAGAAGTTGTGAGGATATATTAGAGGCAGTAAAACCATTACTTGTAGAGAATAAAATGACATTAGTCATATCTGATTCAATAGAGGGTGTTAACCAAAAGAATTATGTAAAAGCAACAGTTGTTTTAACAGATGTAGAGAATGGAGATAAGATCGAGTCTGCTGCATATGCAAGAGAAGCAGATAATAAGAAAGGGATGGATGACAGCCAGATAACCGGAGCAACAAGTAGTTATGCAAGGAAGTATGCACTTAATGGACTGTTTGGCATAGATGATAGTAAAGACGCAGATAGTACGAACACACATGGCAAGGAAGCTAAAACTAAACCACCTAAAAAGAAATCTGCTAAAACGGTATCAGAAGATGAAATACTTGAAATAGAGAAACTTATTAGCGAAACGGGTATAGATAAGGCTAAGTTCCAAAAGTGGCTTAAAGATAGTTTTAAGGCGTCTAAGATAGATGATATACCACAGGTAGCATATGCTAAAGTTATATCTGTGTTGGAGAGTAAGAAGGAGGATAAATAATGTTTATATTAAGTCAAGATGGTTCACATATATTGGATACTACTGGGAGAGATATAGATAAAGTAGGTAATAATATTTATATAACAGATAGGGGTTCAGATATTGGCAAGTATGAGAATGAGGATCATGCCAAATGGGTTTTAACAGACATTATGCAGTGCAAGGCTGATGGATATGAAATTTATTATATGCCGAGTAGTGAAACAGTAGCAACAAGATGGAGGAAGTTCTAATGAAAGATAAAGCATTAATCAAAGCAAGAGAGAAACGTGGATTGAGTCAACAAAAGGCAGCAGATAAATTAGGAATATCAAGACAAGTGTTAAGTGCAGTTGAGAATAGAGATTATTCAAAGTGTAGTAGAGATACAGTTATAAGAATTAGAAAATTTATGGAGGGATTATTAGATGAATAAAATGAAGGAAGTAGCGGAGATGTTAGGTGTAGAATTAGGAGAAGAATTTTACTTAAAAAAAGGATGCTTTAAATATAAATTAGTTAAATCCGGTTTATTATTTAAAGATGGTGGTTGGTATAATGCATCAATTACTTTGGTTGAATTGCTAAGTGGCGAGAAAGAAATAGAATGGAAACCCAAAGACGGGGAACAGTGCTGGTTTATTTACGCGGATATTCAAGAACCTCAATTTGAAACTTTTAGCGATACCGCTTATCATGACAATATATTATTAAGTAGAGGCTTAATAACTAAAACATATCAAGAAGCTATTAAAAGAATGAGAGAGTTAGGGTGGTTAGAATGAAACTGACTAATAAGCTAAGCCTACCTGAGATGATAGTACAAGCAGTACATAACGAAAGAAATTATGACGATTTCACATATAGTGTAACCGAGATATTAAATCCTGTAAGAGTTATACTATTAAACAGAATGTATAAAGATGAAGTAGTGGAAGATGTATCCGACAGAATATTTGCTCTGTTGGGTACTGCTACCCACTATATAGTAGAACAATATGATAGCGACAATTCGTTGTCAGAAGAAAGACTTAAAGTTAATATTGATGGGTATAATGTAACAGGACAGTTCGACATATATGAAAATGAAATCTTGTATGATATTAAAACTGCGAGTGTATGGAGTTCAGTGTATAAATCTAATTATGACAAATGGGAACAACAGTTGAATATATACAGGTATCTACTACATAAAGCAGGGTTTGAAGTTAAAGGATTAAAGATAGTTGCAGTATATAGAGATTGGAGTACAGGACAAGCGAAACGTGGTGGTAACTATCCACCTAATCAGGTAGAGGTAATTGACTTTGACATATGGGATCTAAACAAAACAGAAGAATTTATTAAAAAGCAACTGAACGAAATAGATAAATATATAGGTGTATCAGATGATGAGTTGCCTGTATGTTCACCAGAAGATAGATGGGCTACACCTACTAAGTATGCAGTTATGAAAACAGGGAGGAAATCAGCAGTTAAGTTGTTTGATGAAATAGATAAGGCTACTGAATACCTAAGAGAAAAGAAAGATAATAAGTTGTATATCGATACAAGAGTAGGTACTGATAAGAGATGTGTAAGTTACTGTCCTGTAAATAAGTTTTGTAGTTATTACAAAGAAAGGTATGGTGAAGTATGAGTTGTAAATATTGTGTAAAAGAAAAAGTTGAAAGATATAATGAAGATATATTAAATAAAAATTTTGAACAAAATTACATACTCGCTTTATTAGAAAAAGGAAAGTTGTATATAGAAGATAACTATGACAATGCAAGTGTAGATATTAGATATTGCCCTATGTGTGGAGCAGAATTAAATCCTAACGGTATAACAATACAACATATGAAGTTATCAGATACACATTATAATAAACTTGTAGATAAATATGATAAGGAAACAGTTGATGAAGTTATAGAGAGTATGAAGAATTATGGTAAGTTAAAGAAGTATAAGAACGCTTATTTAACTGCCAACAAGTGGTGTAAGAAACGATTTAAGGATAAAGATGATGGTTGGGGTGATGTAGAATGAATCGTAACGAACTTAAAGATATATTGCAAAAGCTAACAACTGTATATCCCTTTAAAGGCGATAAACAGATACTACTTGACGAATGGTATGATGAGTTCAAGAACGTGCCTTATAAAACGTTTATGAAAGCCTACAAGGATATTAGAAAGACAGAACAATACTTTCCTACTATTGCTAAGTTTAATGAAGTGATTGCAGAGATAACACACATGAGTAGTGATGAAGCATGGGATATATGCAAGAAGTTTTTAAATGCTAACATGGATCTAAACGAATATAATGAGTTGAAGAAACAGTACCCAATAGTGTTTGAAATATACAGAGAACATAAGGTATCATTGACACAGGAATATTTGGCTAAGCAAACTTTTGTTAAGGCTTATAAGGAGGCTATAAAGAATGGATAAATTTAATAAATTAGTAAATAAAATAAAAAAAAGAGAAAAAGAATTTGAAGGGTATAATAAATTAGCAAAAGGTTATAAGGACGCCTTGAAAGATTGTTTAATGTATGCTGAGAGAATTAAGGAGTTGAATAATGAGTTGTAAATATTGTAGTGATAAATATGATAAACATAGAGCTGGTAAATTTGGGTATGAGCGTGGCGATGAATTTATAACTGATAGAAAGGCTTATGACGTTCATATAGAAAACAATGGAAGCGAATATTATATATATATTTGTGGACATGGTGATTGGCGTATTGATTCGGTTGATATAAATTATTGTCCAATGTGTGGTGAAAAATTAATTATAAAATAAAATAGTAGTTTTATTAGGAGGGAATGAATGAAATATTATGCAATATTTTTAGATAAAAATGGATATGATGGCGAGACAGACGATGCCAAAGCAGATGGATTGGTTAAGGGGGATAAATATGAAGTTGATTATGTCGCAATAGGACAATCACATTCAAGAGTATATTTAGAAGGATATGGTGGATATAACACAGTTATGTTTGACTTTGTTGATGAAGATGGTAATGAGGCTGATATATTTAAAAATCCATCATGGAATCCTTATTTGGGAGGTTTATAATGGATATTGATACGGAAAAAGTTATAAAAGAAGTCTTGTGGAAGTTTGCAGGAAGAATAAAGCCAATAGGCGATAGCAGTTTCGATGAAAAATGTTTAGAAAATACCGATAACTGGAAAGAAACGATGGTTTTTATAACAAATGGAATATTAAGTCATTCAACAAGAATATTTAAAGATTTAAGCACTATGATAATAATAGAAGAGCCAGTAAAAATAAATTATTATACAGCAGTAGAAGTTGAAAGTCCAAAATATTTAGATATGATATTTAAGGAATATGAATAAAATACCATGAAAGGAGTGATTAAATGAATAATATAGAATTTAGAGCATGGCTAAAAGATTATAAAATGATGGTGAAAGTCCAGAGAATTAATTTTGATACAAGAACCATAGAAGTTAAAATTGGTGAAGGTGATTTATATGAATTTGACTTTGAAGAAATTAAACTAATACAATACACAGGGCTTAAAGACAAGAACAGTAAAAAGATTTATGAGGGAGATCTATTAAAAACAACTTTTGATGATACAGTCATTTCTGTGAAATTTAAGGAAGGTGTATTTGGATATACTTATTATGGATTCTACTCTTTAACAAGTAAAAAGACTGAAAACATGATTATTATAGGCAACATACACGAAAACCCAAAATTATTGGAGGAGTTAGATGAATAAAGAACAGTATATATTAGGTGCTTGTCTATTAGATGATAAGTCTTTAAATAAAGCAAGGTCTATATTACAACCAAATGATTTCACATTAGAGAATAACCAACAACTGTTTGCAGATATGATTGAACTCTCGGAAACAACAGACGTAGACGTAGTATCATTATCTAACTTTTCATCAATAAATAGTTCGTACATAGCAGGACTGCCGGAAGATATAATAACATTTAAACACGTTGAGGATTATGCAGTAGATATAAAACACGAATCACAAAAGAGAAAAATATATAAAAAGATGAGTACCATAACTTCTAACTTTTCAGAAATGTCATTAGACGATATGATTTCTCATATAAACAACGGACTCTTACCATTAACAAGGGTTGATGACAAGATAGATGAGAAGATGAATGTAATAATGATGAACACAGTAAAAGATATAGAGGATACACAAGAAGGTAAAAAGACTTATGTTAAGACAGGGTTTAAATATCTTGATTATAAAATATTAGGATTTGAGCCATCAGAAGTGTATGTAATAGCAGGTAGACCGGCAAGTGGTAAAACAGCCTTAGGACTTAATATAGTGGCTAATATACTACAATCAGATAAGGATAAGAAGGTAGCATTGTTTAGTTTAGAAATGGATAGAAACCAAATAGCAAAAAGATTAATAGCTGCTAAGGGGTTAGTAGAGATGAATAAGATTAGAAAAGGTAACCTTGATTCAGACAACTGGGAACGTATAATGCACACATCAGGCTTCTTAGCAAAATCTAATCTTGTAATAAAGGATAAAGAGTTTCAACTAAGTGGTATAATAAACTCTATCAAGCAAGAGAAACCCGACATAGTATTTATAGACTACTTGCAATTAATAAACGGTGGTAGTCATAACAACAAGAACGCAGAGGTTACATATATATCAAGGTCAATTAAAGAGATTGCTATGGAACTTAACATACCTATAATATTAATATCACAGTTGTCAAGAAGTTGTGAACAACGTACAGATAAGCGACCACAAATGTCTGATTTAAGAGATAGTGGTAGTATAGAACAAGATGCTTCTACTATTATGCTGCTGTATAGAGATGCTTATTATTACAGGGATAGTGAGATGATGGAGTTTAATACTAAGACAGGAGAATATACCTCAGATATAGCAGAGGTTAATGTAGTTAAGCAACGTAATGGTGAAACAGGAATGGTTAAGTTGAGATGGATTCCTAAGTGGACTAGGTTTACCGATTATGAGGAGGAAGAAAGTTCTTGACAATGAACTGTTACTCATGTATAATTAAGTAAAAGAACATAATGAGGTAATATGATTAATAAATTAAAATTAAAATGGAAACAAATTGACAATAATGAAAACATGATAGCAAGGTTAACTACATGGTTTGAAGGTTTGCATAGCGAGGTCAACTTGATAGACAAGACTGCAACAGAAGAAATTAATTTTTTGAACAGGCAAGTATCAGATTTAAATGTAACAGTTGGTAATCTTAAAAAACAAATAGAAGAATTGAAGGAGGTAGAATAATGCAGATAGGAAAAGCATCTCTTTACCACAAGGTATGGGAAGTTAAAGAAGAAAACGGTATGAAGAAATTAACATTGGGTGATAGTAAAAAAAACCAAGATGGCACGTATGAAAATTGGAGTTGGTTTGACTGCCTCTTAGTTAGTAAAGCTAAGGAAGTTGATGTAGAAAAAGGCGACACTATTAAAATATTATCCGGACAAGTACAGAAAAGAAAGTATAAAGATAAATATTACGATAACGTTGTATTGTTCGATATAGAGATTATGGAAAAAGGCGACAGTGTAAGCGATGAAGATGTATTTGAAGAAGTAGATATAGACTCGGGCGATCTGCCATTTTAAAGGAGGGTGTAATATGTGAATGACTACAAAGAGCTTACTAGAAGTTGGGGTGCATTACTAATAGCAATTTGTTTTAAAAGACAGATTACACCAGAACAAGCATTTAGTTTATGGGATGTTGGTAAGTGCAGAACATACAAAGACGATGAATTAAATACAACAATTATACAAGCTAAGAAAGATGGAATGAGTTATGCAGATGTAGGTAGATTGGTAGGGTTAAGTAAGGGTGCAGTATTTAAAAGGATTGAGTATTATGCACCCGAGCTTATTAACAGAAGGGAAGAACTATAATGAATAGAATCGATAAAACAGAAGATAGTTTAGAAATACTTAATCATATATTAGACCACTTAGAACAAGCACAAAGACATATGGATCGGTTTCAAGAAACAAGTGGTTATAACTTAGATAAAAGTAAGCAGCAAGTATCTGGATTAAGACAATGGTTAGAGGAAAGAAAGTTTATTATAGAAAGGATAGGTGTGATTGAATGAATTATGATAGAGCGGACGCATTAAGATATGTACTCGAAGGAACTTCGACTAGACCAAGTAATAGCTCAACTAATAATTACGTTATTACAAAAGGTAGGATAGGTGGCAAAACCTTACTAACAACTAAGTGGTTAGAAGATGCCGTTATGCTTGAAGCACAAAAAGAATTTAATGAATGGTGTAAAAAAACACAAGGCAAGTGGATAGTTAAACCTTATAAAAAAGTTATATACAATCCACCTGCAACAGTAGTTATATGGAACGATGATACTAAAACAATAGTTAAAACAACAGATGGTGAAAAGTTTGACCCAGAACGTGGTTTCTTACAGGCTTATTATGAAAAACATAATGGTATCACTAAGACACAAGGTAACAAAATACTTCACGAGTTAAGAGAACAATATGAGAAAGGATTAGAAAAATGAAACATGGCGATATAGTTAAATTTAAAAGTGGTAGTACAGAGGAAGTTGGTAGAATTGTAGGAACAACGGAAACTAAAACAGGTATTAAAGACTACACTATGTATCAAGAAGCACCTAATACTAAGAGTGGTTACAGAATATATAGAAATGTACCTAAGGAAGATATAATAGAAGTAGTAGAATATACAAATAAAATTTTATAGGAGATGTTGTATGCTAAATATAGCAAGATTTGAATATACTAAATGGAAACAAGGTAAAATATCAGCAAGTATAGCATGGAAAAATATTACAGGTAAAGAGTATTCAGAAGAAACTGCAAGAAAGTATTTGAATGGATTAGACGATTTACTAGATACTAAATACCCTAATATAGTAGGAGTGTTTGGGGATACACACATACCGTTCGACCACCCTAATTATTTACAGTTTGTAAAGGATACATTTAGTGCTTATGGAGTTAATGAAATAGTTTGCACAGGAGATTTAGTTGATAACCATGCTATTAGTAGACATCAATCATCACCAGATAGCATGGGGGCAGTAGATGAATATGAAAGAGCTTTAGAAAGAGTACAAGATTACACAAGAGCGTTTCCAAACGTAACAATAGTTGAATCTAATCACGACTCAATACCTGTTAGACAAGCAGCAACCCTAGGTATGCCAAGACATTTCTTAAAAAACTTAAACGAACTATGGGAATTACCGGATACATGGAATCATGTAGGTCAATATATAAAAGATGGAGTAGTTTATAAACATGGTGTTGGTTGTGGTGGCAAAGATGGAGCTTTTAATACTGCACTTGTAGAAAGAATGTCGACAGTCATAGGACACTCACACGCATACGCAGGTTGCAAATATGCTGCTAATAGTAGAGATTTAATATTTGGCTTAAATGTGGGTAGTGGTCTAGATGTAGATTCATATGCTATGGAGTATGGCAAATATTCTAAATACAAGCCAATACTGGGATTAGGAATAGTATTTGATAAAACATTCGCTACGTTTGTAAGAATGCCAGAGAAATATTTTAGAAGTTAGGAGGTTAAAATGGATTGCGATAGATGTGTATTTAAAGATAAAAACTTTAGTAACGATTGCAGTTTGCTTACAGATAAAGAAGTGAGTTGGGATTGTACTACAACAGTAGAAGAACATAAAGAACATTTAAGAGAAGCATATAGATATTTTAAGGATAAGAAAATGTATTATAATAATCTGTATAAAACAGAAGGTGGTTCTAAGAACTACACTTATATGACAGGTTATAATAAAGCTATTAGGGAAACACAGGAGGAATTAAATGCGTTATAAAATAGGAGATAGAGTAGTATCTAAAAGTAATGATCAGAAAATGGGAAACGATTAGTTAAGATAGGAAAGGATTTAGTTATATGAAATGTATATTAGATAAGTGTCCTTTGTATTTTGAAAGCGACAATAGAGGTTGTTGTGACATTATGTTTTATTGTAATAAGGAAATAGATTGTCCAATAGAACACAGAATATCAGACTTAGTTAACAAATTATATGAATTAAATAAGTTAAAACATCATATAGACGAAGAAAGAAATAAACTAAGCGACGAAACTGAGGTTAAAAATAAAGAAACCAAAAAGAAATTATGGTATGAAAACAGGAGAGATTACGACCTTGAAAATATAAGATATAATAGGGATTGAAAATATGGAGGTAATAAAATGCAAGTATATTTAGTAATAATAACGACAGCATTGGTGTTAACACAAATAATTAGACTTATACAAAATACAATGCAGTTAAAACATCTAAAGAGAAAACACGACATAGAAGAAGATATATTACCAATGTATCAAGAAATAAGAGATTGTTTATGGACGATAGATGAAAGATTGAGTGAAAGATGGAGTTCTTACAATGATTGACTGGAGAATGATTTATACATGGAATGGTGAAAGTCTTTATACAGGGAAGTACAAAGGGTTTGAAATTATAAAAAAACAAGTTGTAACAAATACTGCCAAAGAATATACCTCAAATAGAACTTATAAGTTAGTTGCATTTGATAAAGATTATAACAAACTTAAAGACTTAAAAGAAGATGTAGATTTTTTATGTAAGCAATGGGAGTATAGACAGAACGGGTTTGTCTGTGTTGAATATGATAAGGAGGGGAAATATGAATAAAAATAAACTACATTTAAAGGAGATTAAATGAAAGATTTTCAAAATTAATTATAGAAAGCAAATAGATATGGTTAAGAAACAAATAGATGTTGTACAAGGTTGGAGGTATCAATGAAATATAAAGTAGGAGATAAAATAATATCTAAAAGCAATAAACAGTATACAATAATAGGCAAAACAAAAAATAATTATTATGCTTCAAAGTTTGGAGATAGTTATGCAATAAACGATAATGATATAGACCACGGAAAAACAACACAGTTATCGTTAGACACACGAGAATCCGATTTAAGCAAAGATAATGTTAATCACCCCCTACACTATACCAAAGGTAGTTATGAAGTTATAGACGTTATTACGGACGTTACACGTGATATGGTTGGTATAGATGCAGTTTGTGTAGGTAATATAATAAAGTATGTAGCAAGGTACAAATATAAAAACGGTATAGAGGATTTAGAAAAAGCAAGATGGTATCTGAATAGGTTGATAGAACATAACCTTAAAAAGTCTAGTATAAAAGACTAAAACACGATTATAGTCGATTTAGTCCAGTATATCGAACGTAAAACGATTATAATTGAACTGCTCGAATAGTTGTACAACGATATGCAACGATAATTATATAAAAATTCTTGCAATTAAAATTTGCAAACATACTCAAATTAGAGTTGATATTAGTGTAGATGTAAATTGTCGGTAAGATGTCGGTGGTACTAAATATGTCATTTTGGTTAGTACGAAAGACAAGATATACGAACAAGGAGGACAAGGATGAAATATAAGAAAATAGGTAGTGTAGTGGATGCATATAATGGCTGGAAGAAATTTGCAGAACTTATAGGGGCAGAAATAAATAAACCGTTTTGGGTGAATGAAGAATCAGACGAAAAATTTATTATAACTGAAAAAGGAGTTGGCTATGTAAACCCTAACGGAACAACAGACTACGATACTGTACTGATTATACATTTTATAGAAGGGATATACACAGTCGCAGACTACCCGCCAAGTGAAACCGAAGTATTTATATTAGATGCAAGTGAAGATAAGGGATACTACAAGAGTGAGTTTATGAACAACGCTTGGGAAAAGTTATTATATGACAGGGGAGCAATATTTGTAGATGAAGAAGAAATTAAAAGGCACGTTAAAAAATTAGGTTGGGTATAATTTTAAAAAAAGGAATGGTATTCTTCACATTTAAAGAAAAAGATACCATAATTAAAATTATATACACATAATCGGTTACATTCTGCACAATAAAACCGTTACATTATGCACATTATAGGTACGAATAAGCGGTAAGAGTTGCACATTATACATAGGAATAAGTCGATTATAAAAGACTTATGGGGTAAAAACAACAAATAAAGCGAGTATAACCGACAAAACCTGCAAATATAAAAAGTTTTTATGGTTATAATAGGAGATAGTATGCACAAATATAAAGGTGTAAAAAAAGTGTTAAATGTTTATGCTTTATACAAAGGTAACGAATATATATGTGATGGTACTGCTTATCAAATAGCAAATAAAACAGGATTAAAAATACAGACTATTAGACATTACAACACACAGGCTTATAGAGATAGAGTATCAGAACAAGGTAAGAGGTTGGTTAAAATAGGAAGGGAGTTAGTGTATGATAACGACAACTATTAGTTGGATAGATGATTTTAGAGGCGGTATAAGTGAAGAAGTTATAAATAGAGTTAATGAGAACTTTAATAAACTTTTAGAACAAGTAGATCCTAAAGATATAGCAGAACTTACTATTCAAATGAGAGAGTATGAAGATGAACTTGAAGATGAGATGGGTGAGTATGAATGAGATTAACAATCCCGATAGCACCATCTGTTAATCATTGTTATTACTACAAGGGTAACAAAAGGATAAAGAAAAAGACTGCAAGAGATTTTGAAAAAGAAGTAGACAAGCTAACTAAAAAATATATAGCGGATGTTCAAGAAGTATTTCCAGAGAAAACAAAGATAGCTTGTAATATGTGGTTTTATATGCCAGACCTTAGACGTAGAGATTCACATAACAGTATAAAGCTAGTTATGGATGCAGTAGAAAAAGGTGGCTTATATGAAGATGATAGATTTGTAATGCCTAGAATACAAGATGTAACACTAGATAGAGATAATCCACGTATAGAGATGGAGTTTTATGTAGATGGTAAAGAAGGTCAAGGAATAGAAGGGTAGGTGATTAGATGCCATTACCAGATCCGATGGAGAATGAACAAGTAGAAGAATTTATTGAAAGATGTTTAGGCGATGAAACAATGATGAAAGAGTACGAAGATATCAACCAAAGATTTGCAGTATGTATGGAACAATGGGAAGGAACACCTGAAGCAGAAATAGAATAAAAAGAACCCCCAGTTACGGGGGATTTCTTTTATTATTAGATAGGTAAATCAGTAGCGACAAAATGAACAGGGACTTTTCTTGTTGACGTTCTCGTTTGGTTTTCATCGGGTACAACATACTGAGTACTACCACCTCCATCTAAACCAATAGCATACTTACAACCTAAATCTTTCATATGGTTAGCAGTTTCTAATCTATTAGAATACCAATGTCTTACAAGTAATATATACCCGTCATATGTATAACCAATAGATGTTTGAGTAGTTGTTCTATGAACATCATTATAAGGTGGTGCAAAATTATCTGCGTTTCTATCATAAGTTATTTTACCATCTCTGACAAGCTCTATACCACCTATTGAATAATTAACATTATCTATCTCACTAACAGTTTTAATCTTTGTAAGACTAAATGTATCATCTTTGTGAGATATTAAAGTACCTTGCTTGTATACACCATCATTACCAAAAGCACAATATACAGTATTGTTAGCTTCTAATATAGATGTAGGCTTTCTTGTATTAGGATTAAAGAATGAACCATTAACACCAGTATAACCAATCCTATCAGTGGTTGTATCATTTATTACAATACCAAAGTTATCTGGGTGAAGTTTAATATATCTAATCTTGCCATTATATAAATCACTTTGACCGTATGTAGTTCTAACATTTGACTTATTATTAAAACTATGAATTGTACCGCCATTAATATATTGAGTTGTAAATTCTTTATCTTCAAGAACTTCATTGTTTATCCATTCCTTACTATCTAAAGTGTCATATCCAACTAACACATAATAACCATAAGCATTATCATATCCAGTTCTTAAAACTCTACCTGCAAATTTCCTATTCCAGTAAATGTAAAAATTACTGTCAGTATTAAATCTATTAACGGGTACACAATCATAACCTAAATGTCTTTTACCATACTTGTCTACATAATCAGGCTCATCATATTCAGTTGTTATTACGGGATTAACACCAAACAATGTAGGATCGCTTTCAGATACAAAATAATCTAACTGTTGTTTATTAGGAGTTTCATTTCCATTATACATATCTATTAAACTCCATAACTTAAAGCTTAATCCTTCTATTACGTCAATGTGTAGGTGAGCAGCAGTAGATATACCACTGCTACCCATCTTACCAATTATACTAGCATCTTCCCAAGGTACTTTAGGATTGACTGATTGTCCTTCTGTAACATTTATACTTTCTAAGTGTGCATACCTTACGGTATATTTCATAAAATCACCTACTTGTTTTTATACATTAAATCGAAATAGTCAAAATCAATTTCAGATATAATTGCATCTACATCATTAAGTTCTTCATCATTCAAAACAAATACTGAATATGCAGAAAACAAAATACTTTTTAATGTTTTTAACTCAAATTCAAGTTCATGTTCTTCCTTTAAGACTTTTTGTAGTTCAACTAATGTTTCCTTCTTTAATTTGTCTGCCATTGCTATATACCTCCTATTTATTTAAGTTTTAAGCAAAGATAATTATATGGTTAATGCTAAACTATGTTAAAGACACGAAAACGTCTTAAAACTAATCCTCGTGCCTCTAAGTTATATATTACTACTTATCGTCTCCGTAACCCTTATTATCTGTCTCAGGATTATTAATTATACCAGCACCTACTAATATTGCAAGTATTGTTCTAACAAGTGCCTCGTAATTGTCTGGCAAAATAAAGCCAATATCATAAGTTCCAAATGCTTCTGGCAATAATGCTATTAACGCAAATATTGAAATCCATAAACCATAATTCTTAAATCTACTACCCATATTATTTCCTCCTATCTTTACAAATCTCATCAAACTTTCCCCATAATGTTTTTACATCTCTTTCACTAACCGCCATTCTCTCTCTAAGTCCATTATATTTTTCAAACTTAGCGTTCATTTCTTCTCTAAACTCTCTTAGTCTTTCTTTTTGCTCTATGTCTAATTTGTCTAGCTTACTTGTAATTTGATTAATTTGTTCTGTTTGGTGTTTATTGTCAGATTTAATTGTTCCGTATATAACCCCTATTGTTGTTACTGCCGACAATACTGGGATTAATATAGTCCAATCTATTGTCATTATTGTCCTCCTTGCTAGTATTTGTTACGCCAATCATCTTTTGTTGATGTTGACTTTTCTTCAAGTTTTCTAAGGTAGTATTCAAATGTAAATGAGTCTGTGCTTACATATCTACCTTCTTCATCTTTACTGTTTCTGCTCGTAACAGAATTTTTCAAACCAGTAGAAGTAACCCCTTCCTTTTTCATCTTCTCAATATAAGTGTTAATTTTATCCATATCTCTTGACTCGTTTGGTTTTGTTATTTCATTGTAAAAATCTGCGTATAGATCCGTACGTTGGTAATTACCTACATTTGTTTGATAATCTAAGTAAGCGTCTAAATTAACCTGTTTAACAATAGGCATAAACCATTTCTCCATGTTGTTAACTGGTATCCCAAATAAAGTTGAAGTAGAAGTTATTAAGTCTCTAGTAAATTGTCCTTTGTTTTCCATAAATTTACCATTAGGTATTTGTTGTAATGTTCTAAACATAGGATTAAGAGAACTTTCAAGTACGTTATTAATATCATAACCTTGTAATAATGTTTGATATAATATAGAACCAACATATGAGTTACTTACAAATGATGATACTACACTTTTAGCATATTCTCCTTCTTCTGTATCTCTACCAAGTAATTGTTTAGCACCGTAGTCTATACCACCTATTGCTAACGAACCTGCTATAACCGCAGATACCGGTCTTAATAAATCAGAAACATTACCACTATTTAAATACTTTCTGTAACCTTCATACATCATGTTAAAGTTCTGGTTACGTTGGGTAGTAAACATTGTAGCAAGTTTTTCCATAGGATTAGTCGTTCTTGCTATATCACTTCTGTATAATGCGTCCCAGTTAGGTTGTGTTTTATGTATAACATCTTCAACCCTTCTTGCAACTGCTTGATAAAATTCATCGCTACCTTGTCTAAATTGTTGAGTTGCTAAAGTTTCATTTTCTACTGCTCTCCATATTGTTCTAATAACAACGTTGTCTGACTTTTTAATACCAGCAGTCCATAACGATTCACCAGACTCCATTGTTATATCTCCAACTTCTCTAGTAACATAACCTTTATTTCTCCACCATAATTCAGATGAATACTTTTCTAATAATTCATTACTAGGTAAGCTTAATGGATTAATACCAATAAAATGTCTAGGACTAACTTCTGCCATAGCGTTCGGTAATGATGCAACTTGGTTAGCAATAACTTTAGGGTTAGCTCCTAATATAGCCTGTCTAGCGTTACCTATTATCTTGTCAGTTAATTTGCCAAAATCTCCCCTATCAACAATTCTTGATTCATCTAAATCTTGTATAAAATTTTTCATTACACTATCTGCTCTATCACCATACATATTACGCATAGCAGTTTTAACATCTGTGTTACCAAAAACCATCTTAGCATTTCTTATTGGTATAGCAAGTCCTTCATAATTAGCAACCGTTTGTGCTTGTGCTCTAAAAACATCATCTATATCCATAATTCTTAGTGGTGCTTTATTACCTAATCTTTCTTTCAACATAGATGCAGTTTCAAACGTTCTACCAGACGTAACCTTAGAAAACCCTGTACTCATAAAATCTTTATCTGCCATTATAGTCCAGTAATTATCTACGTTAGCTTTAGTAACACCATCTAACATTAAAGATGTATTATTGATTGAGTCTTTAAATGTTGAGTTAACATAATTAAATAATTCATCTGCATAAGCCTTATCTGTGTCAGATAATGAATCTATTATAGCTTGCATAGAATTTTCATCAATCTTAACAGGTTTCTTAAATTGTTTAAATGTACCATCTCTTAAAGTAAAACCAGATTCTCTTAGGTGTTTTAAGTTGTCTGAATTTTTAGAGTGTAGATATAAATTAAGTCTTTGACCTTTAGTTAAATCTATCGTTTGTGGTTTACCATCTATTGTAAAAGTTATAGATTGCCTATTAACCAAATCTACATCTTGAAAAGAGTTTTTAATTGCTTTTAAATCAAGTTCTGCTTTTTGTAATCTGCTATATCTATTCCTGTTACCGTCAACTAAATCTAACCAAATTTTATATGCACCAGAACTTTCATCAAAATTAGCAAGTTCTTTTATAATTGTTTCTGGTCTTAAAGCTCTAATAGGTCTAGTACCAGTAGCACCAGATATATAATTTCTAGTAGTTTCAACTGTGTTTCCTATATCTCTAATAGTTTGACGCATAGTTTTATCTGCAAGGTCTAATGATTTAAAGTCACCTTCATAACCACTTCTTTTAATATTTGCAAGCTCTTCAATTATATCCATTTTTCTGACAACTTCTGTTGTATCGTTAAAGTTGTTAGTTCTTATTTCACCTATAACGTCAAGGTTAGTGCTTAACCTCTTGCTATTTATAAACCTTTCACCAGTTTCTTGTTTATGTATAATGTACTGCAATGTATCTTGTAAGTCGGATAAATCGTCAACAGTCATATCGCTTATTTTTTTACCATCTAACCTTTTAAATGCTTGTTCTATCTCATAAGGAGTTTCAACTTTATACTGTCTTTTCAATGTATCAACAAAATCTTGACTAGCAGATAATTTTAAAACATCATCGCTATTAGTAACACCTTGTTTAACAAGATAATCTTCCATACCTTCTATTCTAATTTGTGTAGGTGTATTCATTGATTTAGCAATAGTGTCAATAGGTGCAAGTATTTCTTGTACTGCTTTCTTGAATTTAGGTTGTGCAGTAGTAGATTGTCTTTCCACTTTTTGAACATAAGCAAGAGTATCATTTTCAAATTCTCTTATAGCTCTACCAAATGCTTTTTTTACATCTGAACGTTTTTGTTTTAACGCTTCAATAGTCATTCCTTGTTCTTGTTTTGTAAGGTTAGTCATATCATCAGTTAATTTATCAACATCATTTATCTTTTGTTTTATCTGTGTATCAAGTTCATCTATCTGATTAAGTGTACGTTGATATGCTTTAGTACCAGCGTCAGCATCATTTAAACCCTCTTTTAAAGCATTTTGTTTAACCACTAACTGTTCTAGTTCTTTGGACTCTAAACCAGCGTCTAATGCCCTTAATTTCGTGTCTAATCTATCTATCTGTGCAACATTTCTAATTGAACGTGGAGTAGGTTCTTCTATATTAACTCCGGGTTTGAATCCTTTAATTTGTGTATCTGTTTGTTTTGCTATTGTTTGTGATTGTTGATATACGTTGTCTAAGAACTCTGGTTTCAATATGCCATCTGAATTAAATTGCCTAGCAAGTTCTCTATCATTAGAAGTTATAGATTTAATTGCTCTATACACATTTTCTTCTGGTAAATCATATTGTACTGCTAACTGTTTAGATGCTTTAGTTATTTGTGTATCTCCTGCAACTCTAGCCCAGTCTAATAATTTACCTCCACCAACAAATACTCCGTTAGCGATCATATCTATTACTGCCTGTTGACCCATATAGCCTGTTAATTCTCTACCTTCTAAACCTTGTTGTTTAGCCTCTTGATATGCAAGTGGTTGACCTAGGACAACATCTTTAGCAAACTCTCTACCTAATGTGGAAGCTACACCACTTCCTCCTAATCCGGGTATTTTAGATGCAGCGTTACCTATTGCACCTCCACCTAAAGCGTAAGCAGAACCATATTTAGCCATTTGACCTGCTGCTCTAGCTCCTTGATAACCAGAAGTTTCTTGCAGACCTTCACCTTCGTACATATTAATATCAGTATCTAAAACTTCTTGTTGTTTTTCTGCTATCTTTTTAATCATACCTTCTACATCAACGGGTATAAATCCCTCAAAGAAACCCATGCTTTTAGATTTTTGAACTCTTTTTAATTCACCTTCTCTTATTTTTAAAGCATTAAATTTATTTTGTTCTGCTTGTGTTAATTTTGGTCTTTGTATATACTGTCCTATTGAGTTTGATGTACCTGTAAGTTCTTCTAATTGTTTCTCAACATCTTTAAGTGCAGATGATTTTTCCGCTTTATATTGTTCTGTATATTGTTTAGTTTCTTCCTTCTCTTGTTTTCGTTGTTGTTCATTAGATTCAAATTCAGATATTTGTCTACCAACATCATACCCTAAAGCTGGCGAATATCTACTCTCAAAAGTTGTTTTAGGTTGTTGTGTAGGGGTTTGTGTCGAACCAGATGTACCTTTGGTATAATCTTTAACACTAAAAGAATTAGAAGTAGTTTCTTCCATAGAAGGAGTGTCTGATTTGATATAATCTTTAACGCTAAATGATTTAGTTTTAGTTTCCACTTTAGGCTTATTTTCTTTAATATAATCTTTTACACTAAAAGCCATGTATTATCACTACTCCTTTGATTATTCTTGTTGTGCATACGGTGAATAAATAGCCCTTGCTACGTCTGGACTTATTTGCCCTGCCGCTACTAAAGCATCAACTTGTTGTGCCACTATTTCTGCGTTAACATTTCCATTCATATCGGTAGCAGTAGACAACACATCTTTTTTGGCTTCTACGTAACTCATAGGATAATCGACTGGTTCTGGTTCTACCTTAGGCGTTATTGCCTCATATTTATATTCGGGTCTTGTTTGCCCTGCTACTCCTAAATCAGAAGTTCTTTGAGTAACACCATATAAGTTTCTTAATTGTTGTTTAGCAGATTCTGGTATATCCCTTGTGTTTATATATTGTATTAATGCTTGTGGGTCATTAAGGTAGCCACCATTTTCAATTCTATCCATATAAGGATTTATATCAAATGAATCTTCTTGTGGTGTTGCTGTTCCGCCAGTACCACTTGTACCTCTACCACCGTACATCATACTTGTTTGCCATCTTCTAAAGTCATCATTAATAGCATCTCTATTTTGTTTATATTCAAATTCTGCTTGTGCTTGTGCTTGGTCAAAAGACATTCCTTGTTCTTCTAATTCAAGCTTTCTTTGTTGTACGTAATTATTGAAAGCATCTTGTTCTTGCCCATATTCAAAGTCTTGTTGCCATCTATTTTCATCAGATGCTAATTGTCGTTCTTTAAACTGTTGTTCAGTTTCCCATCTTTGTTGTTCTAATCCTTGTTGTCTTAAACCTTGTGCTGCTTGATTAATAGCCATTTGTCTTTGTGCTTCTAAATCAGCAGTACCGTAAGCTAATTGTCTATCAAGTTCTCCCTCTTGTAACGTACGTTGTCCTCCAACTGCTTGACCTCTAGCAAGTAACTGTCTAGGTATTCTACCCCTAGTTGCTGCTATTTGACTTTGTAATTGGTTAGTAAGTCTATCAAACTGTGGATTAACTTGTTGTGCTGCTTGTTTTCTATAATCGGGTAGCAACAACTCTCTACGCATATCGTTTCTTGAACGTGTAGAAGTATCTCTTGGTGTAGTTTCTGGTGCTACATAACCTTCTCCCGGTCGTCTAACAATAGTATCATCTGCTACACTATAAGAGCCATGAGTACCAGCTATAATCTTATCTAGTACATCATCATCTATTTCTCCTGTGGTAGAACCTGCGGCAGTTGCAATATCTTGAAATTGTTTCTTTAAATTTTCATAACTTGCCATTACTGTCTTACCCCCTTGTATTCAAACTCTAAACTATCTATTTCAAATTTGTATGACGACTCAACTGCGAATGTTGCCTCTACAAATGTACCACGTTTCTTAATTGACCTCTTAGTTTCCATTAAATCTTGCCCCTTAAACTGTGCATAGTGTGTTTGACTTTCTCTCCAATTGCTTTCCATTAAATCTATTGTCTTACCATGACTATCATTATATACTATTAAATCTGCACTTGTACAATTAGTAAAATCACTTCCCATAGTTGCTTTAATCTTAACTCTTTGAATTGTAGTCTTAACATTTTGGAAGTTAAATCTTATAACTGCCTTCATATTTATATCTGAACCGTTATCACTTTGTCCTGATAAAAGTTCTAATATATTGGTAGTATCAGATGAAGAACCGTATAATCTGTTGTTAAATACTGCCATGTCGTTAAGTCCTATATCCCATACACCATCTATCGTTAATTGATTTCTAAAGTTAAATACTAATATACTATCTACATAATCTGTTGGTACTACTCCACTATTAAAACCAAAGTACAATTTACCGTCGTGATATTTTAAATATGAATTAGTAAAAGAACCTTCGTTTATATATGACTGAACAGTTGTAGTTAAAGGCTTTTGTTCTAAAGCATTTTCATATTCTGAACCTGATAAATAAACAAGTCCATCTTTTGTTACTAATGCTAGTATATTACCTTGATTGGTAGAACAAATAGCCATTGATTCATGGTTAGGTACTCCCTTATCATCTATCTGATAAACAACTGTATCATCGTCTGTACCGCCAAATATACTACCATTAACGAAAGAAGTGAAGTCATCACCGCTTACTACCAATTTACCTTGAAATGTCCTTAAACCTTTAATTTTAGCCGGAAATTGCATATAGTACGTTGCATCTGTAACTTCAAAAGCATTTAATGGGTCTGTTGCATCTGCACCATATGGGTCTGAATAATACAACCTTGTTTCATCTCCACTAGGTACAAAGAACATATATCCTTTGTGTTCATATATTATGTTAGGTGCTACTACACTTGAAGTTATATCAGTTACAGTTGTACCATCATACTTCTTATAACTTGTACCATCACAATAGTAAACATATTGTTTTAATTCTGTTGCAGTACCAGTGCCATCATTTTGTTGTCCTTGATAATTAACCCATCTTATTTTATTTCCTGTAAGTCCTGTGTCAAACTGTGTTGCGGTATCAAAGGAAGTTGTGTAGGTTATTGTATAGTCATTTAATGAACCACTATCACTATTATATCCATCTGAATAAAATTCAACTTTGACTTGTAAAAATCTTTTTAATGGTATGCTATCTCCGCTTGAATTTACAATAGACCAATCTCCAAAAGTTATACCATCATTACTACCTCTAACATATATTAAAGAATATGTGTTAGCAGTATTTGTTTCACTAAAACTTAAAGTATTTTGTACTGGTGTTTGACCTATATCAATAGCTTGACTTATATATTCTCTGTCGTGATTATTTACTATCCACAATTCATTTAATTGACCGTATGTGTACCTTCCTCTACCGTAAGAATAAAAACTACTAGCTTCTTGAAGATTATGAGAACCAGAATATAACGTAGTAGATGCTCTAGTTATAGATATATTGCTTTCAGTTACTATTATTTCAACTGTTCTTGTGTCACCACCAGATATAGAAGAAGCCTCTGAATAAACCTCGCTTCCACTTATTCTTATAGTAGTGTTTAAAACATCATTGTCAACAGACTCCATTACATAAATCAACTCGCCCGTATCTCCGCTAACAGTTACATATACGTATGAAACATCACCAGAAACAGTTTCTTCTTGCAGTTGTCTTTCATATTTAATGTTGTATGCTTTGGTTGGTGTAACAAAACTATAACTTTTTTCTGATACTTCAGATGGATAAGTTCCTGTAACCATATCATTATCATACTCATATTCTTTTGTGTATGTAACTGAATCACCAGAAGCTACAACATTTGTCAAAGTTCCTTCGTTAAAATCTGCAGTTGTTGTAACTACTTCTGTGCTAGCAGTACCACTTAACTTATAAGCACTTGTATCCGCACCAACTAACAAAGTATCTCCACTACTTAGTTGTGCAGTGTGTAAGCCTTTAGGATAACCAGTAGAACCTATATCTACTAAAGAGGCATAACCTAATCTCTTAGACAACCTTCCTTTAGATGTGTCTATATTGTAAGCAAAAGGAAGTACATTAGGACTTAAATTTTCATCTTCTGTATTTGTACCTTTGAAGTTATTAACTCTTAATACTTCCATTTTACCAACCTCTCTCCATTTCCGTTATATCGTAACCTGCTTTAGATGCTAAGCTATAAAGTCTATCTTCATACTCACTCTTATGTATTGCATAATCATCTGTCTGTCTATCTGATAATTCTATCCTTGATAAAGCATAATACCCTAATATATAAGGGTCATTTATTTCTATTGTTTCAGTAGTTTCCTTTATGTCTGTTGCTTTTTTCCAGTAGTAAATCTTCAATCCATCAGTTACATCTTTCTCTGGGTCAGATATAAATATAGTATCGTTCCATAAAACATATTGATAAAAACCTAAAATAGTTTCTTCCTTAACTCTTTCCATTTCAACATATACTGGTTCATCTACTGTTGTGTCATCACACCTGTATATTTCATGTAGTACATCTAAATCAGACGGAACTGTATATGCAGTTGTGCCAGAAACCAAATTTTGCAAATCTTTACTATATAAAAAAGTATAAGGTCTTATGTTGTTTAAGCATTCGTTAAAAAACAAAATCCATTTAGTGTCAGATATTTCAAAGTCTGTATTTTCATCTGGTTCATATATGTTATTACACCAATTTATTAGCTCGCTGACTAACATAAAAGCACCCCCAATTACAATTTGACACTAAAAAAATCATTCTATATATCCTAAGTTCTTTGCAATTTTCTCTAAAAGTTCATCTTTTTCAGCTCTTAACATTTTATTAAAACTCTTATCCTTCTTTACTTTTACAATACTTGGTTTCTTACCTTTTTTTCCTAAATATTTATCTAAATTTTTATATTTGCTCATTAGTATATCACTCCTTTGTCGATAAGAAGTTGTGTTAAATCTTCTACTACTAAATCCAATTCGTTGTTTTCTTGCTTCAACATTTCTATGTACTTATTTTTAGAAACTATTTCTTCATCATACTCGTACATAGTTCTTACACCATTTTCATCTTCTCTTTGTACTTCTTGTATGTTTGTATGTATTAATACTTTATCACCTAATATTTGTACTTCTTTAGGTTTTATATTACTTTCCGCCATTATTTAACCTCCTGTTAATAGATAGATTTTATTTATATACTTTTTGTAAAGGTTATAACTGTTGCAATGTTTCAACCAACCAAAATAACTCTGTATAGTGCAATTCATATTATAAGTAATACTTTTAAATTTATAAGCGTGTTTGAATATACCGTTTAATTTAGATTTCATATTTTTAAGTATAGACTTTCTAAGTATAACGTATTTAGGATATATTCTATAGCCGACAAAGTCTATACCTTCTTTTTCTATGTTTAGAATGGTGTGATTGCTTTTTATTTTTAATTCTAACTTGTTTTTCAAATAAATATGCATTTTATTTAATGCCTTATGCAACACATTTTTGTTATTAGATAATATAACAATATCGTCCATATATCTATAATAACATTTTAGTTTTAATTCTTCTTTACAAAAGTGGTCAAAGTATGATAAGTAAAAATTACCAAAATATTGTGATGTATAATTTCCTATTGGTATCCCGTTCTCTATTGATTCAATTATATCATCTAGCAAATATAATGTATTTTTGCATTTAACTTTCCTTCTCAACAATCTTTTTAATATGTTTTGTTTTATATTCGGAAAATATTTCTAAATATAT